TATTGGTATTTGCGGTTTAATTGGTAGCGGCAAAGGAACTGTCGCAGACACTCTAGTTGAAAAACACAACTTCAAAAAAATTAGTTTTGCTGATAAACTCAAAGACGGAGTTGCATCTGTGTTTGGGTGGGATAGAGATATGCTAGAAGGTGAAACAGTTGAATCAAGAGAGTGGCGTGAAACCCAAGATGATTTTTGGACTAAAGAAACAGGCCGTACAATTACTCCACGACTAGTACTACAAGAGTTTGGTACTGAGTGTATGCGTAATGGATTTAGTGATAACATTTGGGTAAGTCTTGTAAAACAAGAAATCCTAAACAATCCTACAGTTAACTTTGTCATTCCAGATGTACGTTTTAAAAACGAAGTCGAAATGGTGAAAAAACTTAACGGTCAAGTATGGGTTGTAAAAAGAGGAGCAGATCCTGTTTGGTTTAGGATGTATCAAGACATTGGTGTTGAGCCTCAAGACGTGCATCGCTCAGAATGGGAATGGGCTCAAACAGATTTTAATCAAGTGATTTATAATGATAGTGATCTAGATGCTCTTAATGGTCAGGTACAAGATCGCCTTGCTTCCACCTTACACCTTCTTTCTGCATGATACGCTGACAGTTAGCACATACTGTTTTTAAGTTTGAATATCTACAATTTGTTAAATCACCATCAATGTGAAACACATCAAACTGTTCTGTGTGCTGACTAGTAAATCCACATTTTTCACAAGAATCTTTTTTTGTGTATCCTGCTTGTTTCCACAAAGGCGAAACTGTAGACTTGTGATAGAGACAAACTTCGCATTTTGATCGATAGTAAACCTTGTTACCTTTTTTGTAATTAACAGCACAAGGCCTTAATTTGCATTTACAAAGCGGTCTCATACAAGTATTTACATCAAACGGACCTTTTTGGTCCCTTTTTTTAAGTGCTAATAACGGTATTTTCTTGATTAGATAATAAATACAGTAGCAAATAAACTTATTATGCGTACAGGAGAAAACACATGGCATTAGTATCACCAGGAGTACAGGTTAGTGTTATAGACGAAAGTTTTTACACCCCGGCTGAGCCAGGAATGACTCCAATGATTTTTGTAGCGTCTGCACAAGACAAAACAAATTCATCTGGAACAGGCACAGCAACGGCAACTACAAAAGCAAACGCCGGCAAACCTTACCTAGTTACTTCACAGAGAGAATTAGCGGATTTATTTGGAGATCCAACTTTTTTAACAGATAACAACAATAATCCAATTCACGCAGGCGAGTTAAACGAATACGGTTTACAAGCGGCTTACTCATTCTTAGGCGTAAGCAACAGAGCATATGTTGTAAGAGCAGACGTTGATACAAATCAACTAGTTGCATCTGCAGACGCACCTGCGGCAGATCCAGAAGATGGTACTTCTTGGTTTGACACACAGATTTCAAGAGTAGGTCTTTTTGAATGGAACGGCAATGCTATTACAGCAACAGGCGGCCAAACATTCACTAACAAAGTTCCTACAATCATTACAGATAAAACACAACTAGTAGGCAGTGATGCTACTTCTGATCCTAAGCCTAGTGTTGGTTCAATTGGTGACTATGTACTAGTTGCTACTACAACACTTAACAGATTGTACTATAAAAACGGTGACAATACTTGGGTTAAAGTTGGTTCAAGTGCTTGGAAAAAAGCCTGGATTGCAGTACAAGGTACAGCTACTCCGAGTTCATTGACTGCTTCAGATGCAATTCAATTAAACGATGAAAGAATTTTAATGGGTGCAGACATTGACGCACTTGTTGCTAACATCAATGCAGTAACAAACGTAACAGGCGTAACTGCTAAGAAAGTTAACAGCAAACTAGCACTTTACAGTGACGGTTCTTGGGCACCATCAGACAGCTCAACTGCTGATATTATTATTTCTAATGACACTGGTACTCCATTATCAGACTTAGGAATTACAGCAGGTAGTTATTGGGCACCTGAACTAAACATTGGTCCACATACTAGCATTCCAGCATTTAAGTCAACTGACTCAGCACCACGTCCGACTGGATCTATTTGGTTTAAAACAACAGATCCTAACTTAGGTGCAAAACTAAGAGTTAAGAAATGGAATGATTCTACTAAACTTTGGGTAGACAACGCGGCACCAATTTATGAAAATAACTCAACAGCACTCGCACAGTTAGATAAAACTGGCGGTGGACAGAATCTTGCAGTTGGCACACTGTACGCACAATATAACGTCAGCGAAGATTCAGATGCAGAGTTTGATTTTAAATTGTTTAGCAGAGTTGGAACTGGTCCTACTTCAATTACAAGTAATGTTGTTACAACAGGACTTGGAGCAGGTTCATACCAAATTAGCATTCAAGAAAGTGACACAGGCGAAGCGGCATTAAAAGCGGCAATTACTGTAAGCGTTACTATTGGTGGTACTGACGCAACAGTAGACGCTGAAGCAATCGCAGAAGCAATCAACGGCGGCGACTTTGAGCATGTAAGTGCAACAGTTAACGCACAAAACAAAGTTGTTATTAGTCATGCACAAGCAGGTGACTTTAGATTACTTGACACTGATGGCATACTAGGCGATATCGGCTTTGCGGCATATGTTGATGCTAACAACGGTACACCTAATTTGTATGCGGCACCAGCAGGTGACACAGCAAATGATTTTGTTGCTACACAGTGGAAAGTACTTTCTTACACAGCAAGTGAAGATGCTCCAACTGCACTAGCGACAGATGGACAACTTTGGTATAACTCAATTGTTGACGAAGTAGACCTTATGATTCATAATGGTAGCACATGGGTAGGTTACTTAGATACTACTAGCCCATTCTACGATGCAGACGAAGCAGAACAAACTGATCCTGCAGGTCCTATTGTTAGTGCAACTGAGCCTGATGGTCAATCAGATGGCACTGCACTAAAAACAGGCGACATTTGGATTGATACTTCGGACATCGAAAACTATCCAACAATTTACAAGTACAATGCTACAACAGCAAAATGGAATTTGTTAGACACAGGTGACCAAACTACTGAAGACGGTATTTTATTTGCTGATGCACGTTGGGGATCAAGTGGTGCTACTAGCGATAAAATGGCAGACATTGATGCGTTACTTACTAGTAACTTCTTAGACCCAGATGCTCCAGATCCAGCACTATATCCAAAAGGTATGTTGCTTTGGAATCAAAGACGTAGCGGCTTTAATGTTAAGAAGTTTGTTCGTAACTACATTGATAAAGCAAATGATAATGGTCGCTTTAACGACGAATCAATGGATGGCTACTATCCACACCGTTGGGTTACTGAATCAGCTAACCAAGAAAACGGTGCAGGTACATTTGGTCGCAAGGCACAGCGTAAAGTTGTTGTACAAGGACTACAAGCATTGGTTAACAGTAATCAAGAAATTCGCGATGATGAATCAAGATTGTTTAACGTAATGGCATGTCCAGGTTATCCAGAACTAATTGGTGAAATGATTGCACTAAACAACGACAGAGGCTTAACTGCATTTATCGTTGGCGATAGTCCATTTAGACTAACACCAGATGCAACATCAATTAACGAATGGGCAACTAACGTTAATTTAGCAGTTGAAGATAACGACGAAGGGCTTGTGTCAAGAGATGAATACTTAGGTGTGTTCTATCCGAGCTTATATACTAGTGATAACGCAGGTAACAACATTGTTGTTCCAGCATCACACGGTATCTTAAGAACAATGGCACTAAGTGATCAAGTTAGTTATCCATGGTTTGCACCAGCAGGTACAAGACGCGGTGGTATTACTAATGCTTCAGCGGCAGGTTACATTGATGCTGAGGGCGAATTTGTAAGTGTTGCACTTAATGAAGGACAGCGTGATACATTGTACTCAAACAATGTTAACCCTGTAACATTCTTACAAGGTGCAGGACTTGTTAACTACGGTCAGAAAACTCGTGCTAGAAACGCTAGTTCACTAGATAGAATTAACGTTGCACGTTTGGTTATCTACTTACGTAGTCAACTTAACAAACTTGCTAAACCTTATGTGTTTGAACCAAACGATAAGATTACAAGAGATGAAATCAAACAGCAGGTCGATAGTTTACTATTAGAACTTGTGGGACAGAGAGCACTTTATGACTTCCTAGTTGTGTGTGATGAATCAAACAACACGCCAAATAGAATTGATCGTAACGAGCTTTATGTAGATATTGCGATTGAGCCAGTGAAAGCAGTTGAATTTATTTACATTCCGCTACGCTTGAAAAACACCGGTGAAATAGCAGGCCTTTAATGGATAAATATATTTAACAGGAGCAAATAAATGGCAATTTCAACATTATCAAAATTAACAGTGCCTTTGGACAGCAGTGCTTCTAGTTCCAGTCAGGGCTTGTTGATGCCAAAACTACAGTATCGCTTCCGCGTTACTTTAGAAAACTTTGGCGTCAGTTCACCAAGCACTGAAATAACTAAACAAGTTATTGACGTTACTCGTCCTAATTTAACTTTTGAAAACATGGAACTACATGTTTATAACTCAAAAGTTAACTATGCTGGTAAGCATACTTGGGAACCTATTACGTTAAACGTAAGAGACGATGTAACTGGCGGAGTTCAGAAGTTAGTCGGCGAACAGATTCAGAAACAATTTGATTTCTTTGAACAATCTAGTGCGGCAAGTGGTGCAGATTACAAATTTGTAGCACGTATTGAAATACTAGATGGTGGCAACGGAGCAAATGATGTTAGTGTTTTAGAAACGTTTGAGCTATATGGTGCTTACGTAGAAAACGTAAACTACCAACAGTTAGCATATAACAGTTCTGAACCTGTACAAATCCAAATGTCAATTAGATACGACAACGCAATCCAAACACCACAAGGTACTGGTATTGGTACAGCAGTAGGTAGAACAATTAATACTCTATCAACTGGTGGCGGTGCTGTTTAATAACTGACTTTACCTTAATAAGGAAGGGCGATTTTTTCTCGCCCTTTTTTTTTATCTGCGTACATAATCTAATGTGCTAAATACAGTATGAGCATATTAAAAGGATTCTTAGATAATTTAGCAAGTGGTGCAGGAAACCCAAAAGGAAACTTAGGGGATTTTCAACACGGTGCTAGACTATACGTAGATGACGCATTTAGGCTTGCACCTAAATCAAAATTTCTCTATCATGTAAATTTTAATATTAATAGAGAAGCATCTAGAACTATTCCTCAACTAAGAGAAAAGCACAGTAACGAACTTAACATGCTTGTTAAGTCAATTGATTTACCATCGTTTCAAGTTGAAACTCAAACAAGACATCAATATAATAAAAAGCGTGTAGTACAACAAAGAATTGATTACCAACCAATTACGTGTGTTTTCCATGACGATAACTTTGGTATTACTACCGCTATGTGGGAAGCATATTACAGGTATTATTATAGAGATGGTAACTATGCTCAAGTTGACGCGGCAGGAAAGCCTGTTGCAAACGTTCCGGCATTTAAAGCACCTTCAAATGAAACCTCACCTTATAATAGAGGTAGTGCTTTTTCTAGTCCTGAAAATAACCAATTAAGATTTGGTTTTGATAACGACAGTTTTAAACCGTTTTTTGATAGTATTATAATTTATCAAATGTCAAGAAAACGTTATACAGCATTTGTTTTAGTTAACCCTATTATTACACAATGGCAACATGATACTATGGATCAATCGTTAAGTGATCCAGTATCAAACACTTGCCAAATTGCATATGAAGCAGTGTTTTATACTAGAGGACCTGTATCTGAAGGATCTGCTCCAGCAGGGTTTGCCACTGACCATTATGATAAAACACCAAGTCCGATTAGTTTAAAAGGTGGCGGCGTAACAAGTCTAATGGGTGCAGGCGGCGTACTAGAAGGCGGCCTTGATGTTCTGTCAGATATTACAAGTGGTAACGCATTTGCAAATCCTAGCAACTTACTTGGCACTGTGTTGAAAGCCAGCAATGTAATTAGAGCAGGCGGCAACTTATCAAGTGATGGGTTGCGTCAAGAAGGATTTGGTATTCTTAAAGATGTAATCGGAAGTGCAGCCGGCATCGATGTAAGTGGGGTTGCAAATACAGCATTTTCAAAAGGAAGCGGAAGCGGTGCTTTGAAAAACCTTGCAATAGCAGGAGGAACTGTTGCACTCGGCGGATTGCTAAGTGGAAAAAGCTGGTCAGACGTAAGTGGCGGATTGTTAGGTAATAGAAATGCACAAGATGATCTAGCCAAAGCCACTACATTTAAAAAGGCACACATTGCCGCAGGCGGGGATGCAACTCCGGATGCAATTAATGCGGCCTGGGATAGTTTACCTGAAGGTGTTAAACAAGATCAGAGAGATGCGGCAGTATCAGGAGCAAAAAATGGAGAGTTTAACTAATGGAAGCGAA